ACCGCGCCCTGTTGCGCCATGACGCGGCGCGAGTGCAGGAAGTGGACAGCCTTGGACCGGCGATGGTTGATCTCGTCCTGCGGGCCGCGCATGTCGGCAACCACGCCGTAACGGGCGTTCTCGCGGTCAACGTAGGCGCTGAACGCCTCGATGGGGCAGACGGTCTTGCCCTTCTCGTCGCGGTAATAGCTCGGCCCGTCCATGACGAGCGTGGAGCCCACCACGACGGCGTAGTTATGCTCAGAGCCAGCCTTGTAATAAAGCTGGCAGACCTGGACCCTTCTCCTTTTGCGGTCGATCCACGTCCCGCTCGACGGCTTGTCGTCAACGCTCTGGTCCGCAACGAACGCCTTTTCCGAGCCGGTAATGCCCGCCTCGATCTCCTTGCCCTTGTCGGGGTACAGCGCAATGGCGTCGTCTGCGTCCATCCACTTGAGGACGCCAAGGTAGCGAGCATCCGAAAAATCGTGGCGGCTGCTTCTCGGATCGAAGATGAACTCATCCCACGGGATCAGGTTGACCCGAATGTCCTCGGGGCCGTCCATGATGACTTCGGCCGCACCCGCGCCCTCGATCATCCCGCACTCAAAAGCGCCGCTGAAGATGTTGTTCAGCCGCGTCTGATCGCTCACGAACCGCAACGCCTGCGTTACGATGTCGGCGCTTTGCTCGTCGCGTGGCGTGCGCGGATAGGCCTTGGGATCGGTGCGCCTGTTGCGCTCGACGCCCAAAATGCTGTCCACTTTCCTCTTGATGCGGTTGAAGACGATGGGCGGCTGACCGCGCTGCTTGAGGGTCGCAATCTCCTCACGCGTCCATTGCTTGCCGTCGTAGTAGTCGCGCGCCAGGGCCGAGCGGTCGCGGGCCTCTTCCATCGTATCGAGATACTCGCGCACCATCTTCCGGATGCGCTCGGCGCCGTCCTCGCCCTCAGTGGGCTTGGCCGACATGCTTACAATACTCGCCAATTGTCCGCCTTTGGTGGGGGCCTGTAGTCGCGGGGTCGTGTCAGAGGTTCAGGCGCGGCAGGCGTGAAGCCTGGATGCGCCATGTCGATCACCATGCCCATCAAGGCGCAGGTATCGACCAGATCGTCGTGCTTGCCGGCCGGAAAGCTCAGAAGCTGGTTCAAGACCTTCTCGCCAAGATCCGTCTTGGGCAGGCTGACCTTGCCCATCGCAGCACGAGCCTGGAATGCCCTCGCCCGTGTCGGCTTGTCCGAGATGCTCGGTATCCATTCCGTGCGTGCAAAGACACGCAGCTCGTTCATGCGCCGGGTCAGCATCGGCTTGACCGCTTTGACGATCACGCCAGCCTCCCCGAAATAGCATAACGGGCGATGCTGCTTGAACAGCCGCAACAGCTCCTCGATCCACACGTCAGCCGATGTCTGGCCGGTCCAGCCATCAATGAGCGTCAGCGTGTCCTCGTGATAGTTCCACACAAGATGCGCGGTCCAATCGCCGCCGTCCTCGGTCACCGCGTAGTCGCTGGTTATGTAGATGTGGCCCAGCTTGGGCGGATCGTCGTGGCGCTTGAACCAATCCCTCAAAAAGAACGTGCCATCGTCAGGCGTCGGGTTCTGCTGGTAGAGCGCCTCGAAGTCTCGCGGGCCAATTGCGGCCTTGATGCGCTTCAGTGCATCGACGTCATAGCGTTCGGGCCAGAGCGCCTGGCCATCCTTGATCGCAGGCAGGTTGACCTTGACCCACTGGTCGCCGCCGTTGTTCTCGGCTTCCAGCAAGCGCCCGCCGAGGTCGTCCTCATGCCAGCGTGTCTGGATCAGGATGACGGCGCCGCCCGGCATCAGGCGAGTGTAAGCGGTTGACGTGTACCAGTTCCAGATCGTCTCCCGCCGCAGCTCGCTCTCGGCTTCCTCGCGGTCCTTCACAGGGTCGTCAATCAACAGGATGTGAGCGCCGCGACCCGTAACAGCCGTTCCGACACCAGCCGCAACGTAAGCGCCGCCCGCGTCAGTGTTCCACCTGCCGGCCGCGCGGCTGTCCTCTGCCAGCTTCACGTTGAAGAGGCGGCTGAACTCGTTGGTCCGGATGATGTTGCGAACCTCGCGCCCGAAGTCCGAGGCGAGATCCGAGTTGTAAGACGCCGCGATAATCTGCTTGTCCGGGTTCCGGCCCATGTACCAGGCCGGAAAGCGCCTCGAGGCGAGCTCAGACTTGCCGTGCCTTGGCGGCATGAAGATCATGAGCCGGTCAATCTCGCCCCGCTCAACCGCTTCCAGCTTCTCGGCTATCTCGGAATGTGGCGGCGCGGGCTCATAAGCGTGGTTGGTGTATTCAGTGAACGGGATCAGACCCGCTCGGGCCTTCCGGCGCTTCAAAAGCTCCAACGCTGCCGCTTGTGGCGATATGTGCGAGGTCGCTATCGCTAAGTTCGCTTGGCTCATGCTTGTGAGAGAATGTCCCTGTCACGCTGGACAGCTTCGGATGCAGGTAGGTTGCAGCAGCCGCAGCCATTGCATCCCGGCGCCGCTCGTCTGCGGTCGGGTCGCGCATCACGCGAAGCATGTATTCCAGCGGAGTTTCGCCATCTTCAGCGGCAATCATCGCCTTGCGCGTGAAGCTCTGCTTGGCAATGAGCTGCTTTGAACCTTTCGGCCGGCCAGCGCCTGGACGCTTTCCGCCTCGTTTGCTGTCTTGGTTCTCACTCATTGAATATCAATAGCTTATTGATTTTGGGCGGGGCTGTTTGAATTCATGACGCGTACGTCCAACCGTAATCAGACCGCCAGTTCCCGTTCACCTCGACGTAGCGAAGCTTCTCGATGCGCACGCGGCCATCGCTGAACGTCACGGTCACGTCTGTGTCGCCATAGCCCATGCCGAGCGAGCTGGTTGTGAGCGTGACCTGGCCGGATGAAACCGCAACCGATCCGCTGATGTTGCTGTCAGTCACAGCGGCAGTAATCGTTGCGCCGTTCAACACGTCGGTAAAGTCTAGGACAGCTTTGCCTGTCTCGTTCTCGCGCTGTTGCAAGACGAACCTCCCGACGCGATGGTCTTTCGTGACGCCGCGCAAGATTTCGCGGTTGTTTTCGCGGTATCGAATAGTTGGGTGCGGGTAGGCCATTACTTGCCTTCCTCTGCGTCACTTCACGAACTGTTGATTTGGGGACAGCCAAGTAACTTGAGGCTGTAACGTATCCCGCAACAGGCGAATGCGTATGTTGATGTCACTGCACAAGCAAAACGCGCTTGGAGAGCAGATTGAAAATCAGCGGACCGCAGGGAGGCTTCAGCCCCTCACCTACGGTCCTAACGGGAGAAGGACCCCGCTAATGACGAAATATACCGAAGATCGTCCCTTTGAACAGCAAGCTTGCCTTGCCTTCGTCGGACTTTCAGTTGTCACCGCCACCTTGGGCTTCTGGGCCAAGGGTTGGCTTCCCGGAACGCTCCTGACGGTCGCAATGGCCGTTATCGTGTTCCTCCTGAGCAAGGCCGTTGGCCGGGTTCAGGAAGCCTGGGAGACGCGGAACTGGTTCACCGCAGTTGTCGCTGGCATTCTTGCCGTAGGCTTCTGCTGCATTGAGGCAGGCTTGAACCACATCGGGCTCGAGCATCTCAATACGACGTATGATCTGGCGCCGGCATGGGCTTTGTGGCCCGCCTGCTTCTTCATCAGCCTCGTGAACGTCTTTGCTTCGTTCGGCTTCGCTCGGACGCTGCGAGACAACCGGATCACCCCGGTTCAGACCAACCCGGCCCGGCAACTGGCCGAACTCAGGTGGAAAAAAGCTAGCTAACCATCAAACCCCTCGCCCTTACCGGCGGGGGGTTTTTCGTATCCAATCCACTCCGACCGTTCTTTCAGCAGGTTCAGCGAGTATCTGCGCTTGGCCTTTCGCCGGACGTCTTCGCGGACAATCGGCCTGTCAGACAGAACCAGATGAAACGAACACCAGCCATCATCGGGGCAATCCGCCATGAACCAGACGTAGACGTGCCTGCGTCGCGCCGCGGCCAGCTTGAAGCCGATGGCCCCGACAGCCTCGTCGCGTTCTGCTTCGTAGGCGCAACGCTGGTAGATGCGCTGTAGCTCGCAGATCCCGTCCGCATCTGGAGCGGTCAAAGAAACAACGATAAATTCAAGGGTTGCGACGGTTTCGGGATCGGGTGACCAGCGCGCGGCTTCGATGAATGCCACCATTTCGCGAGATGGCAGGATCATGGCGCCCCGGAATCAAAAATGGCGGCTCCACACAGGAACCGCCACTCTGAATTTCCCAAATAAAGCGATTTGTGGGCGCTGTAAAGTCTACAGTTTACCCGGCAGGCTTACCCCATGCCAATGCTCTACCAGGCAGTTGTGTTTGGTCGTCCAGTGGCGGAAAGCCCAGCAATCGTGCTCCCACCCGCGATACAGGATGGCGGCAAGGTCATTCATGTGTTCCCGCTTCCGTGCTGGATCGCTTTCCAGATGATCCACACGATAAGGGGCGCGACCGCAATCACCCCGATCAACAGCGCGATTTGATCGATGCTCATGCCGCCTCCCGCCTGAACATGCCCATGTGGTCCGCAAGGGCGGTCAAGCCGATGGCCAGCACGTCAAGCGAACGCGGCGGCGAGCCGTGCATCACCCTTTGCACCTCCCGTAGCGAGCGATACGAATAGCGCCGGATCGCTGTCACCACCTCGAGGTACTCGGCCACGGCGGCCTGGGCCTGCTCCAGCGTCATGCCACCCTCACCCGAACCCTGCACGTAATCGCGAAGCTGGCCGGCCGTCACCCGGGGCGCGCGGATGGCAACCACGTACCGGGCATACACCGTTCGGGCGTAGCGGCCCGCGTGGTATTGTTCTTCGGTCAGTCGGGCGGCCACCCTATCGACCGGGCAGACTTCCTCACGGGCGAGCCTGTAATCGCCAAATAGGGCCTGTCTACGGGCGATTGTCTCGGGCGTTGGTTCGACCGTCTCGCCCCGAGGGGTTTTTCTGCGTTCAATTTCCGCCTCGGTCGGACGCAAGCCCCCTGACGGGTAGCGTGCGCCTGCTTTGCGTGGTCGCCCCAATCGCCCCATGATGGCTACTCGCCGGCGCCGTTCAGGGTCGCCTCGACGAACGTCACGCCGCTGAAGCTGACGGGCTGGCGGGTCGTGTCGATGTCGGCGGCGGGGCGGGGTTCGGCGCGTGCTGCAAGCAGGGCGGCGTCGGCGGCATCAAGGCGGGACTGCGCGGAGACATACGCCTCGTTGGCGTCGGCGTGTGCGCGGTTGGCGATGATCTGAACTTCGCGCGCTTCGGACAGCGCGGCGAAGGCGAGCCGCACGGCGGCGGATGCGTCACGGAATTCGTTCAGGCACGCTTCGTGGTTGGCCATGGTCGGGCTCCTTAAAAAGCTAGATGGTTGGGTGGTATAATTTGGGGGAAATTGTATTTGATTTCAGCGTCATGGCGCGCTCGCGCGGCATCGACCAGGTCTGCAAAGCGACCTAGGCGAATGTTTTTGCGTTCGACCTTGATGCTTGCGGCCCACTTGCGGGTATGCCGACACCAACTAACGCCTGTTATTCCGCTGGAATTGTTCTTCGCGACGCCGATGTTAAGGTTGTTTTCGCGAGTAGTGACCGCCCGCAAATTGCACCACCGATTGTCGGTTTGCTTGCGGTTGATGTGGTCAACGCATGGGGGCGCTTCGTCCGTGACCCAGCGCCAGATTATGCGATGGGCAACATAATCGACGTAGTCGATCTGCCCGGCCAAATAGCCGCGACTGCTGACGCGAGTGAACGCCAACTTGCCCGCATATCTTTTGTTGAAGGCCTTCTCGTATGGCGACACCTCTTCGCGAGGTAGCCAACGCAATTCCCCTGTGCCGGGGTCATAGTCCAACAGCTCGCGAAGGGCGGCCTTGGTGGGTAGTTCGGTTCTCATGTCGAGCCTGGAAGGTCAGGCCCGGGTCCGGTCGCGCGTCACCCACTGACGGGGCGATCACAGGTTGAGATTGCCGCGTGTCGGCGGGGTGGTCAACTCGCCCCGAACGAAAGAAAGAATTTTCCTTCCTGTTGTGTTGGCCCGGGCCGGGTGTTGCTTCGGGCCCCCCTAAAGGGGCCCCCGAAAGCAGCAACACACCACCCGGTGTCCGCAGACCAGAAGCAACACCTAGCAACACCTAGCAACACCCCCACCTAAGCCATTGAAAAGATTAGACATGAGGTGTTGCCTCGTTTTCCAACACGTACCAGAGCTTGGCTCCTTCAGCCTCCTTGGCATAAACGTGCTTGGCAACAGCCAAATCCGAAAGGATCAACTGCACAGTCGGCCTTTTGAGGCCAGTTTCTTCTACAAGCTCTTTCACGAATTTAGGCCCTTCCGACAGCAGCGTCATGACCAGCCGGGCTGATTTGGAGAGGGGTTTGCCGGCTGGTTCCGTGGCCGCTGGCGGGGGCTCGACATAGTCCACCCGGCAGGTGGTATCGGGTTCGCCGCTGCGCTTGGTCCCCATCTCAACGACGCGCAGGGCGTAGTCTGACAGGGTGAAGCCGTCGCGGCCGTCCTTGGCCTTCTCGAGCCATAGGGAGCGCCTGGACGTCTCGCCGGTGTCCTCGTCCTTGTCCACGCGGCACTCAATGGCGAAGTCGGCGTTGGCCCTGATCCCTGACCATCCACGCAGGCCCCGTGCGACGTCCTTGCCGGTGTGGGCGACCAGAAGGACCACGGCGCTTAGCCTGTTCGCCATGCGGTGAAAGGCGAGCATGATAGGCCCCATGTCCTTTTGCATGTTCTCGTCGGCGCTTGGGGCGGCGGCGGCCAGCGTGTCGATGACCACGATGCGGAGGGGTGCGCCGCGCGCCCGCATCTCCCGGGCGACGTCCTCGGCATAGAGGGACAGCTTCTCAACGTCCCCTGTTTCGGCCTTGGACAGGTCCAGCAGCGCCGGCAGGTAGTTGAGCGGCAGGACGACATCGTCCATGCCGTGCGCCTGCCGTGCGGCCACGAGGCGCTTGCGGAGGCCGCCCTGCCCCTCAGCCGCGAAGTAGAGCACGCCTGACGCTTCCGTGAACCGTCCAAGCACGCGCCCGCCGCTGGCGATCCGCATGGCCCAATCGACCGTGACGAACGACTTGCCCGCGCTGGACGGCCCGTAGATGACCCCTACCCCATTTGAGGGAATAAGCCCTTCGATCAGCTCCGGCTCGTAGGCGTAGGCGATTTCGTCGATCCACTGGCCGGTGAGGCCGTGGCCGACGGGCTTTTCCGGTTTGTCCGGGTCAGGCGCGAACCCCTTGACCAGCGCCCCGCGGGCCATGGTGGCGATGTCGCGCCGGGTTTCCTCGACCGTGTACCCTGCCCTGACAACCAGCGGGGCCATGAGGTCGACCACGATGTCAGCTGGCGTTCCCCGGGCGATGGCGTGGGCGACGGCGTCGCGGACATTGTCGTGCCAGTGGTCGCCTTCCAGCGCCTTGTTGATGCGCGGAAGGATGCCCGTCCCGCCCTGACGGTCGGCGGTGTTGAAGTCCATAGGATCCGATGGCTTTGCCGTCTCGTCCTCCAGCGGGACGGCCTCGCGCACGGCAACCTTGAGCTCGTCAAAGCCCCATGGGGCCTGACGGGCGCTTTTGGTGATCAGGTCGGTGACTTCGACCTTGCGGCCGGCCTTGAGCGGCCAGGCGACGGACCCGCCCAGACGCATGACGCGGGACGGGTTGACGATGGACTTGTCGCCGTTGAGCCAGACGGCCAGCCGCCGTTCCATCTCCCTTGCTACGGCGAGGTCTTCCGTGGGTTCGTCCAGCACCCACCACATCTGCCCGCGCGTGTGGGGATGGTTGCCGGTGATGACGAGCATGTTGGGCAGCATGTTGCGCTGCTTCAGCCTGGCCCACGCGGCATCGAGTGCGCCGGGCGCGTCAAAGTCGGCCTTGATGGCGACGATGGCAAAGACGTCTGCGTCCGTCCCCCGCCTGTCGCTGTCGACATGCTCGCGCCTTAGCCCGGCCGATACATAGAGGTTGCGGTTGGGCGTTTCGTTGAGCATGGCGGCCCGGTCGACAAGGTCTTCCATGTCTTCCGGCCCGAACATGCGGGCGCTGCTGAGCGTGTGGGGGGCGACGTCAGACGTCCACGCCAGTTCCACCTTGCCCTTGATCGCAGCCCTGAAAAGCGTGTCGACCATGGTGCGCATGGCGATTGCGTTCGGCTTCGACGGCAGGCTGTAGACGTTTGCGGTGTCGTTAAAATCCAGCATCGCGAGCCCCCGCAGTCGGGTGTTGATAGTCGTGCAGGCGCTCGTGGCAGGGGTCGCAGATGGCGCGCAGCTCCCACAAGGGCTCATCGCCAACGTGTTCGTATGTCGTGTGGTGGACAGATCCCGCCTCGGCGACCCCGCACGCCTCGCAGATGCCGCCCGCGCGTGCCAGCACCTTGCGGCGCCGCTCCTTCCACGCGGGCGATGACAGGTAGCTGTTGTACCAGCTCCAGAAGCGGCTGGACTTGTCGCGCCTGATCTTCTCGAATTCGGCGCTTCGAGCCGCCGCGCCAAGCTGCGCCAGGCCGTTATCCCATGGCGGGTAGTCTTGCGGACGCCACTGCAGGTCCTTGTGGGCGATGTGGTTGCCCGCAGGCCTGCCGCAGTCGAGACACTGGTGCTTGACGAAGGGCTGGCCGTTGCTGGCGATCTTATGCCGTATCTCGGTTCGCTGATGCTGACAGGTCATGCCCAGCACCTCCGCTTGAACGGGCAATCGCTGCACGCATAAAAAGCCGGATCATCCGTGCACCTCGGCCGCATGGCCCCCGCCCGGCTGTCAAGAATGATGCTGACAGCCCGGTCAGACGCGGCTTGCGCGCGCGCCTTGTCGAACGGCACCATCTCGAGGTGACATTCCATCGTGTCGGCGTTCACCGCGAAGAACAGCGCCGGGTGCGTCAGGTCCATGTAGCCTTGGTACAGGGACACCTGGTCGGCATATTCGGGCTTGGCTTTCGCAAGGCCCCTGCTCTCGATGGCTTTCCATGACTTCTGGCCGAGGGCCTTGAACTCGACCACGAACGGATAGGCCAGCTCGCCCAGCGGCCCGCCCGTGCAGACGCGATCAACGTGCCCGGCGAACGAACCGTCGGCCACCTTGAAGCCCAACGGCTTGCCATCGCGCCCCGTCTGCTTGAGGTGGAAACCGGCGTCCACGAGCCACGTAGCGGCCATGCTTTCAAACACATGCCCGCGCTGGAATATGCGCAGCGTGCGAGCCGAAAAGCGCCAGCCCTCGTCATGGGGTAGCCCCATGAACTCGTATTGTATCTTGCGCTCGCAGGGCGAGCCGATAGCGGACGCGCCGACATACGTGCGCCGCTTCTCCGCCGGCGGTGGGAGCGCGTCGATAAGCGCATGGATGGCGGCGACGTCTGCCGTGCGGACCATCGAGCCCGGATTAAGGTCGATCATGCGCGCACCTGTTTGACGGGGTCCGGATCGCCCGGCTTGCGGCGGGCGTAGGCGTTGCACTGCGGGTGATAGGTATCCCGCACCATCCTGAAATGCGGCGACACCTCGCCCTTGCACTGCGGGCGTGGCATCCGCTGGAGCCAGACGCAGCCCTCACAGGTCGTGTTCTGCGCCTTGATATGCGCAACGGCGGTTGCTTGTGCCGAGGCGTCGCGAAAGACGCGGGTTCGTGTCTGTGTCATGCCGCGCGCTCCTGTAGGATTGCGCGCGATGCCAGGCGCTGGGCGACGCGGGTGCAGATCATGGCGACACGCTCGCCCGTCAGTGCGTCCGTCTGCGCTTCGATGCGCCGGCGGGCATAGATCACGGTCGTGTGGTCGCGCCACCCGAACGCCTGTCCCACCTGCGTGGTGGACTTGCCGGTCTTGAGGGCGAGATACATTCCGCAAGCGCGCCAGTGTGCGAGGTCGGAAAAGCGCCGGTCGCCCGTGATCTGGGCGGGTGAGTAGTGCGAGGCCTGCGCCGTCGCGGCGATTATGTCGGCAATAGAAGGTGTCATGCTGGCACCCTTTCTTCTGATGTTGGATCCTCGAGGGTGTGGATTTGCGTGTTCTCGATTGCCTCGTGCGCAATCGCGAACAGCATCGCGGCCTCCACCTTCGACCATTTGCCGAGAGGCTCGCTCCACGGCAGCCCAGACGCCTTGTCCGCAATGAGCGGCAGCGCCGCCTCGGCAAAGCCGATGGTCATCGCGTCAGGCGAGCCGATGCGCGGTGTCCCGCGCCGCGTGGCCCAGTTGCAGGTGCGCGCCTGTATCCACGTGTTGACGGCGGTGAAGGCGAGAAACCACGCCTCTTTATCGGTCACCGCGTGCCGCCGATCTGCAAGCATGCGTTTGAGCGTGGCGGCCGCCTCAACGGTCGCCAGGTTGTCTGGATCTTCTTGTGTCATTGTGTGTGCCCCAGCGTGGGGGCGGCGCTAACCGCCCCCTGCCCGGTTACGCCCAGGCCGGGCGGGAGCCGCCAGCCTGCACGGGTTGAGACGTGCCGTTGACCTTGGCGGCGGGGGCCTTGCCCTTCTTCGCGGGCTTGAAGCCTGCGTAGTCGGGGTCATCAGGCGTCACGGCGCGCAGCGTGTTCTTCGCCTTGCCGGTTTTCGTCTCGCCCGTGCGCTGGTCGACATAGTCCGTGCCCTTCTCGACCGAGAAGCGCGCGACGAACTCGAGCTGTTGCAGGTCATCCCAATCGCCAAGTCGGCGGGCGTCGATTGCGGCGGCGCTGTCGTCGGCCGGGTCCACGCCGTAGGCGCTTTCGAGCATGCCGCGAATGTAGGCGCGGGTAATGCGGACCATAGTGTTATGGCCCTCGGAACCGTTGCCCGCGATGCCGTGCCAGCCCCACGCCTTGCGGCCTTTGAAGGGGCCTGCGGTGATGGTGTATTCGACGTCGAGGCCCTGCGCGCCGGTCTTGCCGGTCTTGATCTCGCGCAGGTTGAAGATGACGGGCGCAACAGTGCCCTCGGGGATGGGCTCGCCAGAGCCCGAGGATTGACGTTCTGCGTCGTTGAAATCCATAGACATGATGCTTGTCCTATTCGTGATTGGATGGGGTTCAGGCAGCGGCGCGCGGTGTCGTCTTGGCGGATGCTCCGCGCGCCGTGTCGTTCAGCTTGTTGAAGAGGCGGCCGAGGTCTGGCGGCTCCATTGCGTCGAGACGGCCGGAACGGTCCTTAGCCGGGAAGCCCCACTCGTTCGCGGGGTCCGTGACAAACGCCCGATAGGGCGGGCCTTCATCCGGGCGGATAATCGCAAGCGTGATAACCTCGTCCACGATGCCAGGCATCTCGCGCCCGGCCTTTGCGCCATCGATCTGCGCTTGCCAGCTCTTGCGCTTGAAATCGTCCTCTTTCTCCTCGAGGAGACAGACGAACACCACGTTCTGTGCGCGCGCGTGCTGCAGGCGGGTAATCCACTGGATCAGCTCGCGGCCGTGGAGGCCGTAAGTGCCCAACAAATTCTTTTCGCCTTTTGCATTGTAGCTTTCCGGCTGGTGCTCGCACCAGTTGAAGCAGAGACGGCCTGCAACGGTAATCGAGTCGACAAAAATCGTGCTGTATTTCGACAGCGCGTCAGCCGAGCCGAACCGCGCCACGGCCCGGTCATAGTGCTCCTGCCCGTACTGGTCCTTGGGGCGAACGTTCAGGTTAGGCCCCGCAAGGAAGCACGCCAGGTCGCGGCACTCCTCCCACGTTCCGGGGCGCATCTGGTCAATCGCGACGTCCTGCACGGCGAGGTCGCCGGCCTCGAGGTCAACGAACAGCGTGGACTTCGCGTCGATGGTGCGAAGCAGTGATGT